CTATGTTTCCGTCTAAGGAAATCTTTGCACTACTAGTGGAGAATAAATGATTGATCCTACCACTTGCATACATACCGTACAAAAGAACGATAGCGGTACCTGGCAGTGCAGTGAGTGTGATGCTATACTTCCCCCACTTCCAGAAGTTTTTTGGAAAACTCAACAAGGAAATACAAATGACTGACGATTTTATAGATTCTACATTTTCAGACCTTGATGAGTTTTACCCAGGCAGTAAGCGCAAGCGAAAGCCTGTGGTTAAAAAGGAGCCAGAAGTTACTCCAGGTACAAACTGGGACGTAACTCCAAAGCTTCGTACTTTACCAAATGGCAAGGACGTAGAAATGTTTACAATTGGTGCCTTAGCCTCTGCGTTAGGGCGCCCAATAATTACTATCCGAACTTGGATAAAGGAAGGGTATATCCCTTCCGCACCTTATAGACTTCCATCCACGAAAGACGTGAATGGGGATGTCCATGCTGGTAAGCGTCTATACTCAAGAGCAATCATTGAGAAGACACTTCAGCTTTTTGATAAAGCTGGCGTTTTGGAAACAAAGCGTATAGACTGGGCACAACACCGACAGCTTAGTAATGAGCTGGCCGAGGCGTGGAGTGAAATTCGCGCAACCGAACTCAACTAATATAAAGGAAATAAAATGGCAATTAATCGCACAGAAGAATATATCCCCGCAGCAGATGCGTTTGACATCGAAGCAATCAACGCACGTCCTTCACAAGGTTCTACAGCAATCCAGTCTGGTTGGGATGCAGGAGAATCACTAACACCTAAGACAGGTGACTACGCCCGTGAATTTAAGTTTACAGATGGCGGCTTTCAAATTGTAAAGTTCCTTGACGAGAACGGCCCCTTTGCCGTTTATCGTCAGCACTTCCTTAGCAATAAAGAGGGTCAAAAGTCCTACATTTCACTTGGGGCTAACGATCCATTATGCGTGAAGCTTGGTAGCAAGCCAGAAGAAAAGCGCGCATTCTCTATTGTTAATCTATCTGCAGAAGGCGGTCCACAGCGTCAGAAGCTTATTGCTTCACCTCGCCTATGGAAGTCTTTACATGCAGTTCATTTCTCCCCACAAGGGCCATTAAACCGCAACTACTTTGCCCTTGGACGCACTGGTAAGCAGCAGACAACCGCTTATCACATTAATCCCGTAAAGCCGCGTGACCTCATGGAAGACTGGGGTATTAACGAGGCTGCTGCCGAAGAGGCGGTTAAGTCTTTTGTACCATTCACTAAGGACGATCTTAAGATGCCCACATGGGATGAATTAGAAGCAATCGCAAACTCATTGCTCTAATATAATAATGGCGTTGCTATAGAGTCAGTGACTTGTCCCCCTCACTGGCTCTATAGCACTTTACAGGGGATATTAATTTGAATATTATTACGACTAAAGAGCAACTTGATGAGATGGTTGCTTATTATTTACAACAAGATGCCTTTGCATTTGACGTAGAAACCGTAGGTTCTCACCGCGGTGTTCCAGCAGCAAATGAGGTTATGTGGATTTCTTTTGCCACTTACGGCAGAGGTGATGTTATTCCACTAGGTCACCCTAACGGTGAATTTATAGAGTTAATACGCCCGCTTACAGGGCAAGGTCAAAAGCGCGTAGACGCAGGTCTTCCTGCCCGCCCTTTAGATTACTCAAGAGATGACAAGAAGGCCACAAAGGTGTTTGGCCCAGCGCCTGAGCAGTTATTTCCTGCTGAGGTATTTAAAGCTTTAGAGCCTCTTATGTTTAATGAAAACATTCTTACAATCGGACATAACCTTATGTTTGACTTATGCTCCGTTACCAAATACTACGACGGTAATATACCCACAGGACCTTACTTTGATACGCTTATGGCTTCATTTTTGTATGATAGCAAGAACACAGGAAGCCTAGGGCTTGATGACTGCTTGCAGCGTGAGTTGGGTTTTTCAATGGAAAAAGGTATTGGGCATAAAGTAGAAGAATACTCATTTACTGAGGTAGCTAAGTACTCTTATTTAGATTCTAAGTACACATTCTTGCTTTGGAAAGTTCTTGTTCCTAAACTAGAAGCCTCCGAGGTGGTTAAAGTTATGGCGCTTGAGATGGATGTACTGGCTGTACTTTGCGATATGAAGCTCACAGGCGCTCCAATTGATACCGATCAGTTGTCTATTCTTAAAGATCGTTTTGAAAAAGAACTAGAGGCAGTGAGATCCAAGATCTACGGTATTGCGGGTAAAGTATTTAACTTAAACTCAAATGTAGAAAAGCAAGAAGTTCTATACGGACCTGTCTCTGAGGGTAACCGCGGTTTGAAACCCAAGTTACTTACTGGAAAAGGTAAGAAGAAGAATGAGGACGAGCTTAACTACAACGACTACTCAGTCTCTGCAGACGCTTTAGAAGAGTTTAAAGATGATGAGTTAGTTGCTGCTCTACTTGAGTACCAAGAGCTTAATAAGTTGCTTAGCACCTACGTTATTCCATACATGGGTGGCGAGGTAACTAAGACTACAAATGGTAAGGCAAAGACCGAGACCCGTGAGAGCATGCTTATTAACGGTCGCATCTACGGTGACTTTGTTCCATGGGGCACTGAAACTGGCCGTTTCTCTAGCCGTAATCCAAATCTACAAAACTTACCTGCTCCTAATAAAAAGCTAGGCCCAGACAAAGATCACGGCACAGCTATTCGTAATTTGTTTGCTGCTCCAGAAGGGTACAGCCTAGTGGTGGCCGACTACTCTCAGATTGAGCCTCGTGTTCTTGCCTCAATGTCTAAAGACCCAGTTTTGTTGGGCACTTATACGACTGTGGGTCAGAAGGGTGACATCTATACCACCATTGGTGAGACTATGGGGGTAGAGCGCAAGGCGGGTAAAGTTCTTGTTCTTGCAATGATGTACGGAGTAGGTCCTGACAAGATTGCTAGCCAGATTGGGTGCTCCGTTCAGGATGCTAAAGACTTGCTAAAGCGATTTGAGCAGGAGTTTCCATCAGTTGGTGCCTACCGTAATAAGGTAATTGGGGTATCACGTACTCTAGGGTATGTATCAACTCTACTTAACCGCCGTCGCTACCTTCCAGATATAACTTCAAAGGTGGTAGGATTCAGAGCCTCAGCCGAACGACAGGCGTTTAACACACGCATCCAAGGATCTGCTGCGGACATTATCAAGCTTGCTATGGTTCGCGCTCATAACTTGATCCCAAAGGAAGCCAAGATACTATTAACAGTGCATGATGAATTGGTAACTATCACACCTAATAGCTGTGTGGAAGAAACCAGAGAGGCTATCCGCGAGGCTATGGAAGATATCAATCTTTTAGATGTACCATTGATTGCAGACATCGCAGTGGTTCAGAAATGGGGCGAAGCAAAGTGAATCTATTTAAACGTAAGAAGAAAGAAGCTCCACAGATCATTTCTATGGAAGTTCCATTTACTACGCTTTCACGCTGGTACTTATATGACATTGAACCTGTAGATGACGTTAACGGTCTTGCAGAAGTTATTGGCCTTTCACCTATTAGCGAAGAGGGTGATGAGAAAGAGCGACAAGAGAGTGAAGCACGTGTTGAAAAGATAATTCCTCTTATGCCTTTCTTAGACCACATGTCAGACGTTAGCGCTGTAACTATGAGCGCTATTCATTTACATGGGTTGCTAGATGAAGATCCAGACATGAGTGATGAGGAGCTAAAAGAAAAAGCAGAAGCTGTTAAAGATGTTTATAAAGCTGTTGCTTTATCAACTTTAATGGGTACTTTTTCTGTGGCATTGAATATTGGTATTATCCACACAGATACTGTAGACTCAGGCGTACGAGAAGGTGAGGATTATCTATGAGTAACGCAGACTGGTTTGCAAAGAAGCTTAACAACCCTCCTGTTCAACCAAACTACCCACAGCCTCCTGTTCCTTATGTTGCGCCTCAACCCGCAACTTATGCGCAACCTCCCCAACCACAGTATCCACCTGCACAGCAGGTAACCCCACAGGCACCTCGTTGCCCTGGGTGTGGTAGTGGTAACTACGGAAGCAGTGAAGGTGCTAAACCTCGTTGCTATGATTGTGGATACCCTATTCAACAATCAGGTAGCGGTTTAGGTAAAGGTATTGTTAACCCAGGACAATCTTCAGCAGGTCCCGCCGTACCTGCACGACAAGTTGCATCAGGCGGTTGGAATCCAGGAACTATCATAGGACACATTTAATGACAACGATGACGGGCGATTTAGCAAAAGTAATTGTTAATATTAACAAGAAAATGGGCGCAGATACTGTAGTACTGGGTTCTGAGATAACCGAATCTGGCGGGCGTATGACTACAGGTTCTATTGCTGTAGATGTTGCGCTTGGCGGTGGATGGCCTACTAACCAGTGGCATGAGATTATTGGAGAGGCTAGTAATGGAAAGACTGCTTTAGCCCTAAAAACTATTGCGGCTAACCAAGAACGCAATCCAGAATTTACAGCAGTATGGGTAGCCGCTGAGGAGTGGGTGCCTGAGTACGCTGAGCTTTGTGGGGTTGATACCTCCAGAGTGTATGTAGTTTCAACTAACATTATGGAGGAGGCGTATGAAGCCGTTATTCAACTTACAGAGAGTAAAGCTGTTGATTGCATTGTCATTGATTCCCTTCCTGCTTTGGTACCTGGGGCAGAAGACGAGAAAGAAATGGAAGAATCAACCGTAGGTCGTTCCGCTTTATTGACTAATAAGTTCTTCCGTAAAGTAGGAAAAGCATCTAAACGCTCTTTAACTTCCCCTGAGAGACCTTTTATTGGCATCATTATTAACCAATGGCGCTCAAAGATTGGTGTTATGTACGGAGATCCTCGTACAACTCCAGGA